CCGCTCCCGCGAGCGTGGTGGCAGCGCAAGGGCTGGCGGACGCCGGCTTGCCGCCGGCGGGCGCAGCCGGGCAGGCGCCCACCCCCGCGCAGTCTTCGGCGATGGAGAAGCCGACGAAGAAGCCCGATCTCGACGCGGATCACACCGCGGTCGACGAAGACGAAGCCGACCGTTCGCGCATTCGATTGCGCCTGATCAACTCAATGAGAGGTAACTAGCGATGGCATCCAAACTCAGTTCTCCGGCCCCGAGCAGCTTGCGCGCGTTCACGGGGGCATTGCAGAGCTCGCGGCTCGTCCCGGGACAGCAGGAGCCGCCCGTGCCGCAGGCGGCCAAGCCGACGCAACCCGCACCGCCCGCGGCCGACGTGCCGGCGCCCGCGCCGACGTTCTTCGACAAGCCGATCGCCAAGGTCGCCTTCCCCGCCCAGAAGACGGCGGTGAATCTGCAGTCGGTGTCCGAGGCCATTTCCTCGGCCAAGGTGCAGATGGGCATGGCGGAGCCGCCCATGTCGGAGCCGCGCCCGGATCGCTTCGAGGGCAAAGACCTGAAATCCGTTTCCGAGTCCATCAACGACTCGATGGAAGAGGGCGACTCGAGCGGCGAGGATTGAATGGCGCTCGCAGACGCCGAGCCGGTGCGGCTGCGCGCACTCGGCGTCTTTGCGACGCCGGATGAGGTCAACGCGATCTTGTCCTTGAGCGAAACCAACCCGTCGCAGGTGGCCGCGGCGATGAACAGCGCCGCGCGGCTCCACGGGCTTCCCGATACGCCCGAAGGCTACGGCCTCAACGTGCAATCACGCGAGTTCATCGGCCTCGCGCACCAGGAGTAACCCCTTGAAAATGGACTACGACCCGAAAACGCGCACCGCCGTTTTCACCTACAAGAGCGGCCGCACGACGACCGTGAAGGAGATCACCGAGGCCAAGGCCAAGGAGATGCTCGAGCGCGTCATGCCGGAGTTCGAACGCCGGGACGGCTGCCTCACTTCGGTCGGCGGTGAGTTCACGCGAGACGACGGTCATGGCGGATAAATCCGACAACCGTACCCGGAGCGTGTCGTTCTCCTCGGAGACGGACAAGGTCGAGCGCTGGTTCGGGACCGAGATCCTCGACCACTCGCCCAAGTCGATCCGCTCCGAGTTCATCAAGTCCGGGCGCGCGCCGTTGCTCTTGAATCACGACACCAAGTCGCAAGTGGGCGTGATCGACAAGGCGAGCTTCGACAAGCGGCAGGGCCGGGGCGATGTGCGATTCGGTCGCACGGGCGCCGCAAGCGATGCCCTGCAGAACGTCGATGACGGGATCCTCGTCAACACGTCAGTCGGCTATCGCGTCTACGAAATGGTGCTCGAGAAGCAAAGCGACGATGGCGACACCTTTCGAATCACCGACTGGGAGCCCTACGAGGTTTCCCTAGTCGCGGTGCCGGCGGATTCCACCGTCGGCGTCGGTCGCGCAAGCCGCGACGAACCTGTTCCCAGTAACGCCGGCGCCGCCGGTTCAACGTCCCAGGAGGACACAATGTCAGACGGAAACGCGGCCACGGCAGACAGTGGCAATCAGTCTCGTGATGCCAACGGTGGCGAACAGCAGTCGCGCGCATCGGGTGGTGAGCCCAACGCGACCGCCGCCGGCGGTGCCGCAGCGGCCGCCGCGCGCCGCGGCGTGGAGATGGATGCGATCGCGATCGAGAATTCGCGCATCAAGGGCATTCAGAACCTCTGCCAGATCAATCGGATCGAGGAGCGTCTGCAGCGCCAGTGGATCACGTCGGGTCTCTCGATCGAGGGCGTGACCGAAGAGCTGCTCAAGATCATCGAGCACCGTGGCAAGGTCTCCCCGCGCCCCGTGTCGCATCTCGATTTGACGCAGAACGAAACGCAGCGCTTCTCGGTTTGCAAGGCGATCTTGGCCGCGCACACCGGCGACTGGAGCAAGGCGGGCTTTGAGGGCGAGTGCTCACGCGCGATCGCCAACAAGCTGCAGACGCATCCGGACCCGAAGAAGTTCTACGTCCCCTACGACGTGCAACAGCGCGGCATCTCCCGGGCCGATATCGCGAAACGCGACTGGGCCATGGGCGCGCGCAACGGCATGGGTGCCATGACCCGCGCCGATACGGTCGGAGCCGGCAACGCGGGCGGCTACCTGGTCGCCACCGAGCTCGTCTCGTTCATCGATCTCCTCCGCAATCGCACGGTCGCCTTCCGCATGGGTGCCCGTTCGCTCGCGGGCTTGGTCGGTAACGTGACGATCCCGAAACTCACCGGCGCTGCGACGGCGTACTGGCTGGGTTCGGAGACGACCCAGATCACCGAGGCCAACCAGGTGTTCAGCCAGTTGGCGCTCTCGCCGAAGAATGTCGGTGGCTACACCGAAATCTCCCGGCAGTTGCTCGTGCAGTCCACCCCGGACATCGAGGGCATCGTCAATTCGGATCTCGCGATCATCACCGCCCTCGCGGTGGACCTGGGCGCGCTCTCCGGATCCGGCACGTCGGGCCAGCCGGTCGGCATCACCAACACCACCGGCATCGGTGTTGCGACCGCCGGCGACATGGCGACCATCGGGTACCAGGGCTGTCTCGACTTCCAGTATCAGGTGTGGAACGCGAACGTGATTCCGGTGCGCGGCGGTTACGCCACGAACGGCAACGTCGCCGAGCTCCTGATGACCCGCACCAAGTTCGCGAACACCTATTCGCCCCTCTGGGACGGAACGATGTGGGACGCGGATTGCTGCGGCTTCCCCGGCATGAGCTCGAAGCAGATCGCGGCGAGCACCATGATCTTCGGCGACTGGGATCAACTCCTGATCGCAGAGTGGGGCGTGCTCGAGCTCGAGGTCAACCCGTACGCCAACTTCCAGGCCGGGATCATCGGCGTGCGCTCGTTCATGACGTGCGATGTCGGTCTCCGGTACCCGGGAGCGTTCTGCCAGAACGGCGCCACGATCACCTAACAAGGGCGAATCGCGGTCGACGGTCACTGGTTCAAATCATTTTCAGAGGAATTGGAACAATGGAAAGCACGTATTTCATCAAGGCGACGGAAGGGTTTTTCGTTCGTGGTCGGGGGCCCGCAGGGGCCTCCGGCATCGTGAACCCCGGCGAAACCGTCTCGGTGTCCAAGAGCGAAGCGATGGACATCACGGCGGCCAATCGCGGCGTCAAGATCGAGCAGCGCGAATTCGAGGCGGGTCCCAAAGCGGACTTCATCCCGAAGGATGCCGAGGGCAAGCCGATCCCGGCCGTCACCATGACCCGCGCGCAGATGCACGCGGCCGCCCGCGCGCAGATGGCTCGATTGAACGAAGCCAACACCGCGGCCTTGGCGCCTCCGCAGCGTTCGGGCAAGGAGTCGCGCGCCGCTTAAGGCGCGCCTTTCCGCACCGCAACGCCCACCCCACTCTTCACAGAAGGAACTTCTCCCATGTTAGATGCAGCACAGGGTTCATCCATCCTCTCTGCCTTGGTCGGGGGCCCCTCGGGGACCCTGCAGTTCGGCAACCTGCTCGATGCGCAGACGATCACGGCCACCGCCGCGACGCCCAGCGGCAACTGGCTCGATACGGCCCAGTACGAGGGCTATCTCCTGTTTCTGGTCGCGCTCGGTGTGCTCACCGGCTCGGCCACGGTGCAGGTGCAACTCCAATCGTCCGCGGCGAAGACGGGTGCGAGCCCGGTCTCCGGCGGCGCGAGCGCGCAGTTCCCGCAGGTATCGTTCGGCAACACCGCGGGCCCGCAGGCGCTCCTGTTGCCCACCACGTTCTTCGCGAATCGATACGTCGGCGCCTCCGCGGTCGTATCGGGCACCGGCAACGTGCCGATCGCGATCTACGCGCTGGGCGGTCTGCGCAGCCCGTAAGAGTCCATTCGCTTTGTTCGTCGAAAATACGGCGGCGTTCCTCGCGGACTTTCCCGTGCCCGCGAGTTACGCCGCCGCCGGCGGCTGGTCGCTCGATGGACTGGCGACGCTCGATTCATCGAACACACTCGATGGCGGCGGCCGCGTCATTACGGGCGTCGTTTTTTTCGATGAGCCCGATCGGGAGATTTTGAACAATCGGGCGATATCGTCCGACTACACGATCACGTATCGCACGCTCGACTTCCCGGGTCTGGTGTCGGGCGATGAGATCACTGTCAACGGCACGCTGTACGTCGTGCTCCACGCCATGAAGATCGAAGACGGCGTGTTCTCTCGCGCCATCCTGGAGCTCTAAATGCCCACCGCCAGCGTCAGCGAACAGATCATGGCGTATCTGGCGACGCAGCTTTCGAGCGCCGCAGGCTTCACGTTCTATCGCGAACGCGAAACGCCGGTGGCCCGGCAGGAGGGCCTCACGGGCATCCTGGACGAAGACGAGGAGGAGACCGCCTATCAAGCCACGGGGCTGATTCTCCGGACGTTCTATGCGCGCGTCACCATCATCGCTCGCGCGAGCGAGGCGGCGCCGATCGCCGCCACCCTGGCCGATGCAGCGCGGGTCACGGTCTATGCCGCGATCATGAAGGATCAAACCTTGGGAGGCCTCGCCGGCGTCGTCACGGATGAGGGAACCAAATGGCTCAAGGAGGAGGCGGACCGCAATGCCGTCAGCCTCGAGATGCGCTTTCGCATCCGCTACGCCACGAAGATCAACGATTTGACCCAGGTGGTTTAAGTGTCGCAAATCCCCCTCGACAACCCGACGCGCGGCACGACCACGCTCCTCGCGCAATGCGTGAACTCGAGCGGCACGGTGGTCGGCACCACGAGCTCCCAGCTCGCCGACGGCACCACGTTGGGCGACGGCACCGGGGATCTTGCCTTCAACCTCGGCCGGAAGTTGAAGCAATGGGGCGCCGACGTGAACACCATGACCAGCTTGATGCTGGGCAACTATCTCGCGGTGGCACCGGCGGCGAGTCAGAACAATTGGGACCCCACCGGCGGATCACCGGGAAACCTCGCGGCGATCTCGCGCCTCGATTTGAATCCGTCGCAGTCGATCGACATCACGGGCCTGATCGCCACCGACATCGCCGACGAAAAGCGGATCACCGTGCGCAACGTGAGCCAGCTTTATACGGTGACGTTGCAACACCAGAACGTCGCGTCCGCGGCCGCGAATCAGTTTTACGGCCCGGGCTTGGACGACTTCATTCTCAACCCGGGCATGGCCGTCGACATCATCTATTACCTGATCCCGAGCGGCCCGACCTACTGGGTCATCAAGCCTTGAAACCCCGAGTGACCTAAGAACGTGCTGCTCATATTCAGCGCTCATGGAGCCTCCGCAATGACAACGACAGCCTTTAATCCGATCGCCATCGGATCTACGGTCAACGATGGCACGGGCGATGAGCCGCGGGCTGGCTTCACGAAGATCAAATCGGATCACTCGAATCTCTTGGCGTCCGTCGCGCGTCGGCAGACGTTGCCGGGCACGTTCGGCGTGACCTCGAGCGCGGGGTCGACCACCGTGCTCAACGACACGACGCAGGCCTGGGCGACCAATCAATTCGCCGGCCAGACGTTGACGATTCTGACGGGCACGCTCGCGGGCGTCTCCGAGCCGATCGCGAGCAACACGGCGAACTCGATCACGGTATCGAGCGCGTTCGGAAGCGCGATCGGGTCGGGCGTCGGGTATCAGGTATCGCCGGCGATCCTGACCGCGGGCTCCGATGGGTTTGCGACGACCGCCGGCGGCACGGGCCCGTCGACGCTGGTCGATGCCAACCAGGCCTGGACCACGAACGAATGGGCGGGCCAGGGCGTGACGCTCCTCGCCGGCGCGTTCGCAGGCCAGACGAGCCCCATCGTGTCGAACACCGCCACCGCGTTGACGCTGTCGATCAACTTCGCGTCGGCGATCGCCGCCGGGACTCCCTACGCGATCGGGCCGTTGCCGGTCATCAATAACTTTTCGAGCACGGTCTCCGCATCGCTCGCGGCGGCGCAGAACAATTACTCCCCGACCGGCTGGGGCCCGGGCATTGATCGGCTGAAGATCACCCCGACGGCCGCGGGCGTGCAGCTCTCCGGATTGCTCGCCACCGGGATCGCCGACGGCGCGCAGGTGCTCCTGCGGAACACCGACGCGACGAACACCTACAACCTCACGCTGCTGCATGAGTCTGGGAGCTCGAGCGCGGCGAATCAGTTTCAACTTCCGGGCGCAGCATCCTTTGTGCTGCCGCCTTTCGCGGGCTGCATGCTCGTCTACGACTTGGCTTCCACTGCATGGACGGTACTGTCATGAAGAAACTTCTCGCTGCCCTCGTAGGGTTTCTGCCGGCGCTCGCCTTCGCGCAGAGCTTCGGTGTGTTCCAACCCGGAGGCGATCTCGCCGGCGCGGGCTCGACTTGGAACAATCAGGTCATCGCCCCGGGAGCCGTGACCCTTGCCAAGCAAGCGACCGTCGTCGGCAACGTGTCGGGCACGCCGACGCCGGCGATCATCGGGAACAACACGTCGACCGCCGCGACGCCCGCGGCGCTCGCGCCTTTGCAGGTTGCGAACGTCCTGTCGGCGGTTCTTAGCGTCAACAATGTCTGCATCGGCACCTGCCTCACCGCCTTCTCGGGCGTGACCATCACTGGCACGACGCTCCCGAGCGGACTGACGACCGCCGTCGATGGCACCACCTTGAGCGCGGGTCAGACGGTGTTGATCACCGGCTATACGACCAATGCCTATCTCAACGGCATTTACATCGCGGGTACCGGAACCTGGACTCGCGCTGTGAACTTCATCGGATCGATTGCGGCCAATTGCGACGTGGCGGTCATCGTCCGCAACGGAACGACCTATCAGGGTCACATGTTCAAATTGGGCACGGGCAGCGCGATCACGATCGGCACGACGGCGCAGGTTTGGTCGGATGCCCCGATTGCGTCGGCCACCAACACGACGTTTGGAACGGTGAAGGTATCGGCCACCGGCAATACCACGGTCGCTTCGACCGGAGGCGTGGCCGCGGTCAATGACTGTGTTTCGTTCGGAGACACGAACGGCTCCATTACCGACTACGGCGACGCCTTGGACACCACGGGCCCTTGCATCGTCGGCGATGCGCACGGGCATGTCGTATTCGATGTGGGGCCGCCGAGCGTTTCGGGCAGCGGCTGCTCGCTCACAAGCGGTGGCCGGGACTCAACCGGCTCCGTCGTCGCGACGGGCGCCGACACCTGCACCGTCACGTTCTCGGGCGCCTTCGCCATCGCGCCCAACTGCACGGCCACCGGCGTCGGCGCGACCGTCATCCCCTATTTGAACGCGCTGCCGACCACCACCGCAGCCGTGTTCAAAACGACCGCTGCCGGCACGTTCACTTACCACTGCCTCTAACATCATGCGAAAGATCGGGCTCTTACTCGCGCTGCTGGGCGCGAGCGTCGCCGCGTGGGCGACCAATCCGCCGAGCATTCTTAACAACACCGACCACATTTCGAATCCAGCTTCCTCCTCGAGCGTCACGGCTGCGCTGACGGCGCTGGGGATCACCTGGACCGGAACGCCGAGCTCGAGCGTGCTGACGGTCAGTCAGACATGCCCGACAGGCACGACCGCCGGCGTGAGTTGTTTTGCCCCGGGCGGCCCCACCTTTCTGCCGCCGGCGACGATCATCGCCAACGCGCAAAATCTGTCGACCAGCGAATATGCGCCGGGCAGCGCGACCTCGGTCACTCCGCTCACGCCGTACTACCTGATCAATCAGTCCTCGACCGGGTATCAGGCGAGCTACGACCAGGCGAACTACCCCGCGCTGGTCGCCGGGTCCATGGCCTACTCGATGGCCTACTGCGGCTTTCCCCTGGCCGGCGATCAGCCGCCTGTCGCGTTCGTGACCGCACTCCCCAACCAGGGCGTGGGCCCGACGCCCATCCCGAGCAACGTGGGCGGCGTTCTCGGAAGCAATTGCGGCTATGCGCAGGGGATCGAGTTCAGCGTCCCGACAACCTGCAGCGCGACCGACTGCCAATTCGCCTTCAATTCGAGCATCGAAGCGGGCTCCCCGTCCGCCACCGAAGAAGGCGTCACGGCGATCCTCGCGGCGTTGAAGTCCGCAAACCCGACTTGGACCTGGGGAGACATCAAGGGCGCGCTGCGGCAGACGGCGAGCAATTGGGCAACCGGATATGCCGTCACAACCGGCAGCGGCTCGTCCGTCGCGTTCGGCTACGGCAACATCAGCTACTCGAGCGCCGCGGCGATCTCCGGCACGAGCTCGATCTACCTCCAGCCGCCGAGCGTGCATCTGGCGAATGCGGGCGCCTTCGCGCAGATCATCGTCTACCCGTTCCTGCAGACGAGGCGCACGTCCGAAGTCATCTACGCGTTCACATCGGCGCCGACCTGGCCGTCGTACACGACGGGTTGCAGCAGCGGCCCTTGCAACGAGTACACGTACTCGCAGCTCGCGGCGATCGCGAGCAGCTACGGCGGCACGCGCATCGCGCAGACCTCGGGCGGCGTGACCCCGACGTTTATCTATTACCCGCCCTCGAGCGGCACCTATTACTTCGTCGTCTTCACGACCGATGCCACGGGCGCGCTGGGCGGCTCTGAGCACTACTCGCGCGGCGAACTGTTCTCCGCGCAATCGGCGGCGCTGACCGTTTCGACATCTTGCGTTAGGCAATAAGGGGCGGCCATGGGATGGACTTTCGACGGCTCACTGCCGACGTTCGATCACGGCGCGGGCTACACCTTCGACGGCTCCTCGAGCTCCGGCGCGCCCGTCATCACCGCGAACCCATCGAATGCGAGCGTGACGGCGCCCGCCACCGCGACGTTCACGGCGAACGCCACGGGCTACACGTCCGTCCAGTGGCAGACCGATTCGGGATCTAGCGGCACGACCTGGTCGAACATCTCCGGGGCCACGTCGACGAGCTACACGACGGGCGCGACCAGCGCGCTCACGAACGGCTGGCAGTATCGCGCCGTCTTCACGAACGGATCGGGATCCACCGATACGCTCGATGCGACGCTGACCGTTACGTCGGTGCCGATCGTCATCGTCAACCCGCTGAGTCAAGTCATTCAGACGGGCTCGACGGCAACGCTCTCGTCGGTGGCCGACGGCTACCCGGTGCCCACCGTGCAATGGCAAACCGACTCAGGCACGGGCGGCGTGACCTGGTCGAACATCTCGGGCGCTACCTCGAGCACCTACGTCACCGGCGTCCTCACCAGCGCAGAAAACGGCTGGGAGTATCGCGCCGTTTTCACCAATACCCAGGGCAGCGCCACGTCCGCGGCGGCGACGCTCGCGGTTGTCTCGATCATTTCCACAGGAGTAAAACCCATGCAGTTCGTATTTGGTCCGGGCAACCTGATCGTCACCCCGCTCACGGATGCCTACGGAAACACCATCAGCCCGACCACGCCCCGGAAGCTAGGAGCGTTCCAGGAGGCGTCGTTCGATACCTCCTCCGAGAACAAAATGCTCTACGGGCCCAACCAGTTCCCGCTCGCGGTCGGCCGCGGCAAGGCGAAGGTGGGCTTGAAGGTCAAGGCCGCGCAGTTCTCGATCGATCAGTGGAACGCGATCTATATCGGCCAGCCAGTCAATCAGACCGCCGGCATCATCGCGGCCTACGTCGATGCCGTCGGCAGCACGATCCCGGCGACCCCGTACCAGATCACGCCGGTCACGACCTACGCGTCCTACCTCACCGGCACGTCGCCCGCGTTCGACTACGACCTCGGCGTCGCTGACGGCTCCGGCAACGCCTACAAGGCCGTCACGGGCACGCCCACCACGGGCCAGTATGCGGTGGCAGGCGGCGTCTATACGTTCGCGGCCGCCGATACCGGCAAGACGGTGTTCATCTCGTTTGCGTACACCGCGACCAACGCGGCCGGCGCGAAGAACGCGTACGTGAACATCAACAACTTGCCCATGGGCCAGGCGCCGTTCCTGCAGGTCGATCTCTCCTGCGTGTACGGCGGCAACCAGCTCTTCGTGACGCTGTTCCAGGCGATCGCGAGCAAGCTGTCCTTCGCGACCAAGCTCGACGACTTCGCGATCCCCGATCTCGAGTTCGACGGCTTCGCCAACTCGGCCAACGTCGCCTATCGCATCGCCGCGGGACAGTAAAACGCCATGATCGAAGCCAACGAAGAATTGTGGGAAGGGGAAGAGATCACGCTGCGCGGGCGGAAGTACATCCTGCCGCCGCTCAACTTTGCAGGCCTTGCGAAGTTCCGAAAGCGCTTGAACAGCGTGGCCGAGCTCGACGCCGACGCGCAGGCCGAGCTCTTTTTCGAAATCGTGCTCTGGTGTTTCCATCGTAACTATCCGTCCATGACGATGGCTGATTTGAAGGAGATGGCGGACCTTAAAAACTTCGGACGCATGCGCGACATCGCGCTGCAGACCTCGCGATTCTCGAAGGTCGGGGGATCGACAGTCCCGGGAAAAGAGGCGGCGGATCTCCCACAGATTTAAACGACTTGCTGTTTTTCCTGGTGCTATCGACCGGGCACACGTTAAGCCAGATCAAAATCGAGTGGGACTTTCCGCGTCTGGAACGATGGATTGAATACTGCGAAAAGCACCCGCCGCTGCAGGCCATGATCGCCGCCTATCTCGGCGTGGGCGACGCCAGGAAGGCGGGCCAGATGCGTCTCACGGAAGAGAATTTCGAGAGCTTTATTTCGATGTTGAATGCCGAATCCAAGCTGACCGGCTGACGGGTAGGGAGCGCGCGCGATCATGGCGAACGATGTAAAGCTAGACATCACCGGCGATCCGTCGGGTCTAGCGGCCGCGCTCGAGGAGGCGAAGACCAAGGTGGTCGAAGCCTCGAGCGAGATGCGCGAATCGCTCGAGACCATCAACGAGTCGTTCAACAAGATCAACGAGACTATCGTTGCGTTCACCGCGGTCCTCGCGGGCGCCGGCGCCTTTGGCGAGATCATCGCCTCGACGACCAATCTCAACTTCCAGTCGATGGAGTTGGGCAAGCAATTCGGCATCTCGGCGACGCAGGCCTCCGTTCTGAAAGAGGCGCTCAACCAGACCTTTCTCACGCAGGATCAATTCTCGGCCGCCGGCGCGCGCCTGACGCGCACGCTCTCGACCAACGAAGTGGCCGTGCGGGACTTGGGCGTTGAGACGCGCGAGGCCTCCGGCGGCTTCCGGCCGCTCGTCGACATCATGACCGATGTCAACGAGAAGCTCCTCGAGATGAAAGAGGGCGCCGATCGTAACGTCGAGGGCACCAAGGTCTACGGCCGCGGCTGGTCGCAGGTGATCGACATCCTGCGGCTCACCAAGGAGTCGATGGCGGAGGCCGATCAGGGCGCCACCGAACTGAATCTCAAGGTGTCGCAGGAGAGCCTCGCCGCCACGCTCAAGTACAAGTCCGCCGTCGTCGAGATGAACGAGACGCTCGAGGCGGTCCGGAACACGATTGGCCTTGCGCTCCTGCCGGCGCTCACGGATGCGGCCAACTGGTTTAGGTCCACGGGCCCGGCGGCGATCGCCAACACCCGCGAGGCGATCCGCGGCATCGTCACCGTCTTCGCCGTCCTCCGGAACGAGCTCAAGGACGAGGTCGATTTCATCGTCGGCGAGTTCGTCTCGCTCGTGACCGAGATCGAGGGCGACGCCAAGGCGATCAACAAGGCGCTGCATTTCGATTGGGCGGGCGTCACCGCCGAGCTCAAGGAAAAGACCGACGAGCAAAAGGCGATCTACGCGCAGTACCAGGACGACCTGGTCGCCAACAAGAAGCAGGCGAACGACCTGATCGCCTCGCTCGATGCGAACTTCTCGAACCAGAACACGCCCACCGCGGCGCCCGGGGGTGGCGAGGGCGCCGACCCGGCCAAGGGGAAGGACGACAGCCGGAAGCTCCTGGACGAACGACTCGCGCTGCTCGAGAAGGAATTCCGGGCCGACGCCGAGTACGTCGACAAGATGCGCGAGGCCCAGGAGCAGGCCTACAAGGCGGAGGAGGCCGCGTTCTCCAAAGCGGCGAGCCAGCGCATCGCGATCGCAGAGCAGGAGGTCGCGCTCGAGGCGGCCGCCTACGGCAAAGGATCGCCCCAGTACGAGGCCGCCCAAAAGCATCTCGTCGAGGTTCAGCAGCAGGCGCAGGAGCAGCTCCGTCAGATGGCGGACGCCTTTGCGAAGGTCGAGGACGAGCGTCAGCAGCAATCGCTCGCCGAAGACGAGAAGATCCTGCAGGAGAAATTCCAGCGGCACGAGATCAGCAACGCGCAGCTCCTCGCGGGCGAGATCGCGCTCGAGGACAAGCGGGCAGCGCTCGCGCTCAAGGCGGCCGAAGAACAGAAGGCGTTGATCGACCCGCTGCACGACCCGGTCGCGTACGCCAAGATCCTCGCGGACATCGAATCGCTGGAACTGCAGCACGACAACCGCATTTCGCAGATCCGGAAGGAAGCTGCGCAGCGCGATCGACAGGTGTGGGACTCCTTGAACAAGGAGATCCAGAGCGGCTTCGCATCGAACATCACGAAGCTGGTTGAGGGCACCGAGACGTTCAGCCAGGCGATGCGAAACCTGCTGAAAGACGTGCTCAATTCCATCATCCAATTCCTTGCGCAGTGGGTGGTGCAACACGCGGCGACGATGCTCGCGAACCTGGTGCAGACCAAGGTCACGGCCCTCGGGCAAATTCAGGCGAATGCCGGTGTCGCCGGCGCCGCCGGCGTCGCATCGTTCGCGGGCGCGCCCTGGCCCCTGGACGTGGGCGCCCCGGCGTTCGGCGCCGAGGCCGCGTCCGCTGCCGCGAGTTTCTCGACCCTGTCCGCCGAAGGCGGGTACGACATCCCGCGCGGCATCAATCCTCGAGTGCAATTGCACGAAGAGGAAATGGTGTTGCCGTCGCCCATCTCCAAGGGGCTCCGCAACCTCATTGCCGCGAACGATGGGGGCGGCCGGGGAAGCCGCGGCGGCGCGGGCGATACCAACATCAGCGTCAGCGCCATGGACTCGAAGTCCGTCGAACGTGCGCTCAGGGGCAACAATGGCCCGCTGCACAAGGCGATGCGGGACCTCAATCGGCGTAAGGCGAGATGAGCAACAACATCTACCCGACGCTGCCCGGCCTTACCTTCGATTCCGTCCGGAGCCCGAGTTTCAACACCGGGATCCAGCAGGCGCTCACGGGCAAGGAATCGCGCATCGCCTATCAGATGTACCCGCTCTATAAGTGGGAACTGATCTACGAGATCCTCCGCGGGTATTTGACGCCCAGCGAAGAGCGGGCGCTCCGCGGGATCTATATCGCCGCGCAGGGGAGTTTTGGGAGCTTCCTGTACTCGGACCCGCAGTTCAATTCCGTCACCGCGATGCAATTCGCCGTGGCCGACGGGACGGCGGGGCCGTTCCAGATCACGGCGACCGATCAAAACACCGGCGGTTCCGGGTCGTTCTATTACGGTGGGCCCGAGATCATCCAGGATTTCAACGGCGTGCCGCTGATCTATTCGAACGGCGTGCTGCAGACGCCGACGGCGTACTACACGCTCGGCCCGACGACGACGCTCGCCTCCGGAGCGATTCAGTTCACCGCCGGCCACATCCCCGCCGCGGGCGCCGTGCTGACCTGGACGGGCTCGTTTTACTACCGCGTGCGATTCGACGATGACCAGCTCGACGTGAGCCAGTTCATGGAGAACTTCTACGAAGTGAAGAAGGTTCGATTGCGGCAGGTGAGACTTTGAAGAACGCAAGTCCCGCCACGCTCGCGATCTTAGCCTCGGGCGCGTACATCAAGTTCGAATGCTGGCAGATCACGATCCCGCCGTCGTACGCCGGCGCGGCCGCCCAGAATTATTACTTCGTCTCGAGCGACACGGGCCCACTCGTGGTGGGCGGCATCACCTACGCCGGCGGCCTGATCTTCGAGCGCGACGACATCCGCGTCCGAAACGGTACCGAGGTCGGGTCGCTCGACGTGAACGTGTCGCCGCAGTTCGATTACCCGCAAGGGCAGCCGCTGATCGCCGGCGGCACGTTCCTCTCGCAACTGCGGGCGGGTGTCTTCGACAACGCGACTTGGCTCCTGTCGAAAGGATTCTTCCTGCCTTCCGGGTCGAACGCCGTCACCGCCAACGGCTACACCTACACGCCGCCGCCGGCGGGCACCCAGCTCGACACATCGCCCGGGCTCGTGCCCTGGTGGGCCGGCGTCACGAGCGAAGTGCAGGCCGGGCGCCAGATGGCGTATCTCACGCTCGATGAGGCGACCTCGATCCTCGCCAATCAGCAGATGCCGCGGAACATGATCCAGGCGGGATGCGTGCACCGCCTGTTTGATGCCGGCTGCACCTTGAACGCCGCGCAGAACACCTACACGGGGACGCTCTCCGCGGTCTCGCCGCCCAACGTCGTGACGACATCGCTCGCGTCGTCTGGCTTTGCCAACGGCTATTTCAATCTCGGCATCGTGACGTTCAAATCGGGCGTGCTCAACGGCTCGAGCTTCACGGTGGCGCAGTCGGTGGGCTCGGCCGGGTCGGTGGTGCTCACGACCATCCAGCCGCTGCCCTCGACCCCGTCCGATGGCGATTCGTTCTCGATCGTGCCGGGATGCGACAAGACATTCCCGACGTGCTCGAGCGGCAAGTTCAAGCTGCCCACGGGCTCCTTCGGTTCTAATGCCGCGCACTATCGCGGTTGCCCGTTCGTGCCGCAGCCGGAGACGCTCTACGACGGCGGCACGGGCTCGCAGACGCTGCCCTCGATCGGCACGCAAGGCAAGCCCGGCTTGGGCTCCCCATTCAGCGGGAAGCGCTACTGATGGATCGTCGCCGGCGGCAGGTGTTGAACGAAGCGCGTTCGTGGATCGGCACGCCCTACCATCACGGTCAGTGCCTGAAAGGCATAGGCGTCGACTGCGTCTGGATCATGATCGCGGTCTATCGAACCATCGGCGTCGTGCCGAGGAACTACTCGCCGGGCAGCTACACCCGCGACTGGTACATGCATCGCCACGAGGAGCTCTATCTCGAGGGCGTCAAGCAGTACGCTCGACCGCTGCCGATCGGCGTCCCGCCGCTGCCCGGCGATGTGGCGCTCTACAAGATCGGCCGCTGCGTCTCGCACGGCGCGATCATCGTGGACGATGAGCACGTCATTCACGCCTACCGGAAGGACAAGAAAGTCACGATGGGGCTTCGTCGCGAGCCCAATCTCGCGAACTACTTCCACAGTTATTGGAGCCCGTTTCGATGAGCGGTCTTTTCGGCAAACCGCCCGCCGCGGTCGTTCCGACGCAATTGAATTCGATCAACGTCGACCAGTCGCGCTACGGGGATCCGGTGCCGCTCGTCTACGGAGTCCAGCGCATCAAGATGACGCTGCTTTGGTATGGCGATTTCACGTCGACGGCGCAGTACAACAATTCGGGCAAAGGCGGCCACGGTCCGCCGTCGAACTATTCGTACGCCGCGAGCTGCGTGATGGGTCTTTGCGAAGGGCCGATCGCCGGCATCCTGCAGGTATGGAAGGATAAGGACCTCACGTCGCTCTCGACGGAGAACCTGACGGCGTTCTACGGTGCCGCCGGCCAAGCGCCGTGGGCGTATCTCACGGAAAACTTCCCGCTGCAGGCGGTACCGTACGACCACACCGCCTACGTGGCGGAGGCCAATCTCGCCCTGGGCGGCTCTGCGGCGCTCCCCAATTACACTTTCGAGGTACAGGGGTTCCTGGCGCAGCCGGGCACGGCGTTCAGCTTCGTGAGCGGCCTGGCCGCGAACTCTTATCAGGGGCAGGTGGCCGGGACCTCGCCGGTCCCCGACGGCATC